TCAAGCGGCACTGCGATGACCGATGGCTTGCATGACCTTGCCACCGTGTCTTTGGGCGGCTCTGCTGTGACCTACAACAAGATTGTGGACACTGCAAACGCTCTGCCAGCCCAGTACTGGTCATTGGAAGGCACAGCTTGGCACATGAGTCCAGCAATGATTTTGGCTCTGCGCGAGTTGAAGGATAGCTCTGGTATGCCTTTGTTCTTGGAAATTGGCGATGCTGATGGCGCGGCTGTTGGTCGCGTGTTCGGTTGGCCTGTCATTCCAAACCCATACCTGTCCACCGACTTCCCTGTGTACTTGGCAAATTGGAACCGATTTTTGACGATTGGCGACACTGAGCAGATGAATGTTCAGATGTACGAGCAAACGCAGCCCGGCTTCATTACCTTGTACGCCGAAAAGCGCGTGGTAAGCTCTGTGCGTGACCCGTTCGCGGGTGTTCGCATGAGCGCAGCCTAAGAGGTAAAAAATGGCCGCTGATTCCCAACTCGGTTACTTGAATTACGGTTCGCCAACGCGCAATCCGTTCAACTACGCAAAGACAGAGCAAATCAGTCGTGACATTGCTACCCCTTGGTTGACAATGGATGAAGTCACCAATCAGTTGAACCTGTTTGATGACGAAAGCCAAGATGGTTATTTGACTGGCCTAGAAGTGGCCGTTCGCATGACTATTGAGGATTTCCTTGGTATGTCCATTTTCCCAACGTCATATCGCGTTTGGTACAACTCGGCTAGTCTGAATGGAACCCCTTTGACGTTGGACTTGCCAGAGGTTAGCCAGAATGCGACACCATCGCTTTCTGGTGTGACCATCAATGCAGTCAAGTATTGGAACGACAACAACCCGCCTGAGTTAATCACGGTTGCTTCCGACCAGTATTACTATGACGCATCTGGCAACAAAGTTGTTGTGGCGAGCTTGCCAACGAACCTAAACAGTTCGATGACATCGCCTGTGATTTGCGAGTACACAACAGCGGCAAACCCCTTGGCGGCTTACCCCGTAATTAAACAGGCTGGTTTGCTGTTGTTGACTCACCTCTACAACAATCGTAGCGACACCACAGGCCCAATTCAGCACAACATCCCTTGGGGTGTTCAATGCTTGCTTCGTCCTTACAAACCATTGGTGATGTAAATGGCAATTGCACGTTTCGAGAACATTGCAGTCAACAACCTCACTTTCTCTGAGAGTGGGTTTGGTGAAGGCGTGACAACTCAGACCAAATGGTTTGATACTCGCGCCCGTGTGTCGGATGTTGCAAACAGCGTCAGGATTGCTGACAAATATCGTCTGTATCAAGAGCTGACACAGTTCACTCTGAACTACACGCCAAACATGAAACAAATCGTGGATGGTCAAGACCAATACTCAATCACTTGGCGCGGTCAAGATTGGCGTATTACGGATGTGCGCGAAGCAAATGACCGCATGACCGTTATGTTCTTGTGCTACCGCAATGACCCTGTGACCGCAGTATGACGACTCAACTCAATCCAGTCCTGTACGGCAAAGCAATCCAATACCAATTGGCAAACATTGTCACGCCTATCCCTGTGTACGCTTCGTTCAATCGCTCCTCTGCGAAACAGCCGAAGTTCCTCACATGGCAATTGCGTAATGTCCACCAACCCGTTTACACGGGTCAAACACAGGGAAACAAGGGCATCGACCGCCCTGTTTTCCAAATCTCCATCTTCACGACAGCAATCGAAGATGGTTTCACTATTTCCAATCAGGTACTACAATCCCTACACGGTTATAGTGGTCAATTTGGTAGTCCGACCGATGGGTTCTTCATTGCGAAGGCCGATGTGGTTTGGCTATACAACAGCTATGACAACGAGCAGAATATGGCGCAAGTCTTCTTGGATTGCACCATCGACGTTCCAGCATAAGACAGTTACATCAACTCTTTTCAAAGGAAATCAAAATGGCTCTCATCAATAAAGTCTTACCCGGTTACGTTGCAACCCTCTGGTGTCAAGATGACGCAACTCCAACTCCTCTCACTGACTCTCAGTTGAACACATGGACTGCACAAGTCGCCACTATCGTTGGCACTACCGCTGGTGGTACTGGCACTGCTGGCATTCAAATTCCAGTGGAAGCTGTGCCTGCATTCGGTGCTGACGATGCTGTTGCCGCTTACTCTGTGGCTGGCGCTCGTACTGGTGCAAAAATCACCACTCAAAACCAAGTGACATCTTTGGCTGTTACCGCTGCATGGAACCCTGCTGACACTGCTCAGTTGTTGATTCGTGATGACGGCTACAACGGCACAATCGTTCGCACTTACGTTGTTGCTGTGTATGACGGCACTGACACTGTTGCTTACGCCTTCAACGGCATGATTGGTGGTATGTCTTGGGATATGTCTCCATCTGCCGAAGGCAAGTTCAACTTCACAATCCACCCTGTTGGTGGCAACAGCTACGGTTGGTCTAACAACACTTAATACGACATCACATGACAGTTACAGTAAAAGACAATAGTGACCTCCTGAACTTTCTAGTAACCCAAGCCGATTCTCGCAAGGATTGGTTTGGGTTTACTCAGCAACGTCTGACGGCGGTTGCTTTGGCGCATGACATTGCTCGTCATCACGCCGACAAACTAACTCCAGCTCAAGCTGTGCAATACGCACTCAGTTTGAATGAGGAGATTTACCACAAGATTATCAAAACCACACGATAGGACTCGAAATGAGCAAACTCGCCTCTGCCTTTGGCAAGAAGTATGAAAGCGCAGTCGCGCAAATCCGAACAAAGACTTTCAGCATTGGTGGCCACGAATTTAAGGTTCGCGTCCCTTTGACTGCTGAAATGAATGCCCTCCAAGAGCGCATTACAAAGATTGACCCAGACAAGCTGCAAGCTCGTTTTGATGACATGACCAAAGAGCTTCGTGCTGCGCCTCCCGCTGGCATTGAAGTCACGGAAAATGATGTCATCATCGAAGGTAAATCCACCCGTGAATTAGCGAATGCTGTTCTAATGATGGAAAACCGAGTGGTTGAGTACATTCGATTGTTGGTTCCAGTGAACGGGACTTTGGATGACATCACCTACGAGGAAATTGAAGCCGAATGGCCTTTGTCAGTCCAAATGGAGATTGTTGAGCGAATCAATGACTCAATCCAACCGGGCTACAAGGACACTCGAAAAAACTCCTAAGGGATAACCGTCAGCAAGTCCGAGCTTATGTTTGGGCGCATGGTGGTTGTCCCGACAACATACCAGCAAACGAGATGCAGAACATTGAGATTATGTTCAGTGACGGAATCATAGGTAACAAGGCCATTTTGTTGGCCTTGAGTACCTTGACCACTGGCAACCTCAATGCAAAGCTCAAGCAGGGCGTACAGCCCTTCACAATGAGCCACGTTCTGCCATCCACGCATGAATACATCATCCCTCCTTTGACGGATGAGCAAAAAGCCGAGCAAGCCAATAATTCCTTGAAGGCATTTATGGCATCTGCTCCAAAGGCTCCACAATCTTTGCGGGAAGGATTTGCCAATGCCTCTAATCTTTAAAACAGAAGGGTTTGAAGAACTCAATGACCAACTTTTAGCCCTTGCTAAAGATGTTCGTTCTGAAAGCGAAGCCAATGGGTTCATCAAAATCTTAACAATGTCAACAACCAAGACATTGAATCGTTTGATTCCAGAGGTTCAGGCAAGAGCGCCTTATGATGGAGAGACAAATAGGACTGGCATCCATCTTAGGGAGACTGTAAAAGTTAAGTCAAAAGTCCCAGACGCAAAAGACAGGGAATCTCTTTTTGTTGAGGAGTCTGATGTTGTCATTGGGATTCTTTCGGTCAAGAAAAGTGCCGTATCTTTGGCGCAAGAGTTCGGAACATCCAAAACGCCCGGCCAGCCTTTTTTGCGAATTACAGCGGAACGTAATTTCAAAACCTGCGAAAATGCTCTTAGAGAGGAACTGTCAAACAGGATTCCTGCGTACATCAAAAAGCTGTCGAAACAAAGGGCTAAATAATGGCTTCCAATCAAAACCTCGCTAGGCTAGGCTTCGTCCTTGCGCTTGACTCAGGCGAACTCAAGACAGACCTTGATGACCTGAACAAGCGTTTTAAGAACTTCTCCAATGAAGCCAAGCGAGATACGGTTCAGGCTGCAAAGGCTATTGTTGAACTTGAGGAAGCGACTCAGCGTTACGGCAAGACCTTGACCAAGGTTGAGGAAATCCAACTTCAATTCAAGACTGGTAAGTTTGCTCAAGCTGACGAGATGACAAAGAAGGCTTTGCTGGAAAAGGCAAAGGCTTATGACGCTATTGCAACGTCTGCTCAAAAGAGTATGACAGCGCAACAAAAGGCTGCTCTAGGCTACCAAACCACTGACATTATTACCAGCTTGGCTGGCGGTCAAAATCCAATGATGGTTCTGTTGCAACAGGGCGGTCAATTGCGCGACCAATTTGGTGGATTTAAACCTTTGTTTCAAGGAATTGCGGCATCCGTAACTCCTGTAATGGTTGGATTCACTGCTTTGGCTACTTCAATTGGTGTGCTTGGCCTTGCCTTTATGAAAGGCGAGGAAGAATCTGAGAAGTTCAGAAATTCGATGGCTTTAACTGGCAATTTTGCTGGTATTGGCCTCACTAAATTTAATGCGTTGGCTGAGTCTTTGAGTAACAAATACAACTCGGCTATTGGCGCTTCGCGTGATGTGATGCAGCAACTTGTTGCTTCTGGTCAATTTACGGAGAAGTCTTTGTTTGCAGTTGGAAGCGCAATCACCAAGGTTGCCTCATTGTCAAAAGAATCGGCAGACAAAGTTGCTGAGACATTGATGCAATCGTTTGATGGCTCTGCTGAGTCTGCAAAAAGACTTAATAGCCGATTCCATTTCTTGAGCGTTGAACAATACAAGTACATTGAAACCTTGAACAAACAAGGCAAGGTTCAAGAAGCCATTGCTTTTACCGCAAGCGCATTGACAGAAAAACTTGATGCTCAAGCAACCAAGCTAGGCTATCTTGAGCGTATGTGGAAAGGTCTTACATCTGCTGCTAGTGGTTTTTGGGATTGGCTTAAAAGCATTGGCCGCGAAGACCCGCTAAAAGAGCTTCGTTTGCTTGAGAAGCAAATTGAAAACACAATGAAGGGTGTTGCATTCAGAAATGGTAAGACATCTGAATATGATGCTCTGATAGCCAAGCGTGATAGGCTCAAGGCTCAAATTGAGGCTGATGAGAAAGCTGCGTCATCTACTTCTGCTCAAGCAGAAAAAGATGCTGCTGCAATTGCTGCTCAACAAAAGTACGGCCAACAGATTATTGACCTGACAGCAAAAATTGCAGAAGATGAGCAAAAAACCAAGTATGCAATTGCAGCCAAAGGCTTGGATGAGATTTCACAGTTGAACTTGAAAAAGACAATGGAAGATGCCATTGCCGCCGAGGAGTTGAAAAGAAAGATTGACGCAAACCCTCAAATTGCTGGTAAATTGAGAGCCGCCGCTACTGCCGAAGTTGAGCGCAAAAAAGCAGAATTGGCTTTGCAACAAGGCAACGTATCACGCGATGAGCTTTTGAACTATTCAAAGAAAGCTGACGCAGAACAAAACTCTATTGAGTTGGAACGCCAACGTCTTGATGTTTACAAGCAAAACATCATGGCCTCTGATGCCGACTTGCAAATTGCCTTGTCTCGCTTGAAGACTGAACAGCAGATTGCAGAGATTGAGAACAACAAAAAGCTAGAGGCAGACCCTCAAGGTCGAGCCGCAGAGATTGCGCGTTTTGAGCAAATTCAAAAGGCGCGTGAAGCTGTCATCAATCAAGCCGCCGACTTGAAAATGCTTCAAGACATGAACCAATCCGTGTTTAACAACATGGGTAGCGCAATCGACAACTTCGTTCGCAATGGCAAGCTGTCATTTAAAGACCTGACTCGCAGCATCATTCAAGACCTCATTTCGATTGCAATGAGAGCGCAGATGATGTCCATGTTCAAAGGCTTTAGCTTCTTTGGTGGTGGTGGTGGCTTTAAAGATGTTGGCGGAATGGGCGCTGCATCAAGCGACTATTTAGTTTCAAGCGGCATCCTTAGTAGTGCTGTTGGTGGCCCATTGGCTGCTGGTCAAGCATCAATTGTTGGTGAGAATGGCCCTGAATTATTTGTGCCAAGAGGCGCTGGAACAATTGTTCCAAATTCAGGAGATTTGAGTGCGCTAAACACTGGCCCTCAAGTCGTCTACAACGGCCCCTACATTGCCAACATGAGTGCCATTGACACACAATCTGGCATCCAATTCTTGAGTAAGAATAAACAAGCTGTATGGGCTGCAAACCAATCTGCACAGCGTTCACTACCAGCGAGTCGATAAATGAGCTTACAAAACATCCTTGCAATCTGCGAATCTGTTGGCATCAATGACCAACGATTCGTGGGTCAAACCGTCAGTCGTAACCAACGAATCATCACATCCGAGATTTTGACTGTGGTTCCATTTGCTTTTGACATGAAGCCAATGAACTACCTGTACTACTCTCAAAATCGCGGTGTTCTGAATAGCTTGCGTATTGCTGACAAGGCGCTTGAGCAGTATTTGAACTTTGGCACAACTGGTTGGTTGAACTATGTGAAGTACCAAGGCGACATGAGTAGCTTGCAAATTTCCGCTTGCGCTTGGCAAACAGCAAGCGCGAACAAGACTTTGGTGCTTGGCGACCTCCCATCTATGACATCAAGCGATTACATTGTCCGTGAAGGCGATTTTTGTCAAGTTGGTCGCTACTCATACATTGCAACTGCCGATGTCCAGCGCGGCTCTGGCTCTACTGTTGACATTCCAGTTCACCGCAACTTGATTGATGCTTTGGTAAGCCCTGTGGCTGCTGTGATTGGTGAATTTGGAACGACCATAAGTATGGGTGGCGACACCTATACTGGCATCACTTTCCCTGTAATTCTTCGTGAGTACCCAACATACACATTGGTTCCAATCACCAACGATTCATTCATTCAATGGAATGGTGGATTCAAAGCCTTTGAGTCAGTTTTGTAATGTTTGAAGCCTTCGTTTACAAATGGACAGATTCCTTAAATGGGAAAATTTACATTGGATATCACAAAGGAAAAGAATCTGACGGATATATTTGCTCAAGTAAATATATGTTAGAAGAATTCAAGAAAAGACCCGATGATTTTCATAGAGAAATTTTAGCAATTGGTTCTTGTGAATATTGTTACAAATACGAACAATCTGAAATTGCGGCTTTATTGTCAAGCAAGAATCCAACCTATAACAAGGGAATTGGTGGAACGTGGAAAATGGATGCGGATGTTATTTCTCGTATTTCAAAATCATTGTCTGGCGAAAAAAATCACAATTTTGGTAAAAAATTTAGTGAGTCAACAAGGTCTAAAATTTCACTATCAAGGCTTGGGAAGCCGTTTAATGTTGGAAATAAAAATCCCATGTTTGGCAAGAAACAAAGTGAAAAACATTTAAAGTGGATGCACGAAAATATGCGTGTTCGCATAAAAACAGAGCTTGGCGAATTTCCTTCTGTTACGCTTGCTGCCAAGGCTCACGGCATTGCACAACCAACAATGTCTGGGTGGCTAAGAAAAGGAAAGGCATTTAGAGTATGAACGTAATTGCACCAGTTGACGGCACGAACAACATTCGCTATGCGGATTTCATTCGCATTACGACTCCTGACGACACCTACCTATTCACCACAGCCCCGTCAAACATGACGATTTCGGCAATTGATGCTGCCGAGTTCAATGCTGTGGGTGTGTTGATTAAGGTTGGCGAAGCACAGCGCGACATCAAGAGTACGGCCAACGAGACAACTGTTACCCTGACTGGCATTGATACAGCCATGCTTGGATTTGTGCTTGGTCAACAGGTAAAAGGCTCACAGATTGAAATGTGGCATGGCTTCTTTGATACCAATGGCGCATTGATTACCAGTGGTGGTGTTGGTGGCTTGTATCAGTTCTTCAATGGATATATCAGCTCATTCTCAATTTCTGAGCAATGGATGGAAGAATTGCGGATGTACGTTGGCACGATTACTGTCAGCGCATCGTCAATTCAACTGATTTTGCAGAACCGCATTGCTGGTCGATACACCAACAACAACTCATGGCAGTTCTACAACGCTGGCGACACATCCATGAATCGTGTGAACTTCATCGAAACCATCAACTACCAGTTTGGCAAAGATGCGCCCTACAATTCGTGACGCTTCACCGTTCGATATTCCAATAATTTTGGATATGTTGCGGAGCTACCGCAGATTGACTCCTTTGCCATTTTTGGCAGAAGCAGATGATGCGGAATACGTCACAAAGATGCTCACGGAGCTGATGGCTGGCAAGGGGCTTGTCCTTATCGCTGATAAGGATGGCATTGCTGGAATGCTGATTGCCGTCATTGCGCCAAGTATGTGGTCGCCAAAGCACATGATGATGACCGAAATGGCCTATTGGGTTGAGCCTGATTGTCGAGGCGGAACAATGGGTTATCGACTGCTTGCTGAGTACAAAAAACGAGGCGATGAACTCAAGAAAAATGGTCGCATCTGCAATTATTTAATCAGTAAAATGAGCAACAGCCCGAACCTTCAATATCAGAAGTTCGGATTCGAGAAACTAGAAGAATTTTGGGTGGCCTAATATGCCGGGTTCAATCATTGCAGCACAATTGGTCGCAGGCGGATTTGTTACCGCTGGATTTTGGGCAAGTGCAACCGCTTTCGCCATCAACATGGTTGCCTCGTCAATCATTTCAAAGGCGTTTGGCCCTGATGCGCCAAACGTAAATGATGCTCAAGGAAACCCCAATCCCGGAAGCCGCGCTCAAGTTCCACCCGCAGGTGACAACAAACTGCCTGTTGTGTATGGCTCTGCTTATGTTGGCGGCATAGTTACAGACCTTTCAATCACATCAAACAATCAAACGCTCTATTACGTTCTAACTCTTGCTGAATGCACAAACACGGAAAGCGGCGGAACACCTGATACATACACTTTTGGCGATGTGTATTGGGGCGGTAAAAAAGTAATCTTCAACGCCACAAATCAATACAAAGTTGATTCATTGCTTGATGAATCGACTGGTTTGTATGACACATCTGTTGCTGGCAAGTTGGAGTTCTACAAATATAGCAATGGTTCGTTTTCCCCAACCAACTCGTCTTTGACTGCGATTCAAGTTATGAATAGCAGTGGCCTTGTTTACACATGGGATGGAAACAAGGAAATGAGCAATTGTGCTTTTGTGATCGTGAAAATCACATATAGCCAATCAGCTAATCTGACAGGCTTGAATCAAACCAAATTCCAACTCACAAATAGTCGAACAAAGCCCGGAGACTGTTTCTATGATTATCTTACGTCATCCCGATATGGCGGCGCTATTCCTGCGTCGAGCATTGATGCAGATAGCTTGGATGCTCTGAATACATATTGTGATGAAATGTTCACCTATGTGGACTCTGACGGCGATGCAATGGTTCAAGCAAGATTTAAGTTTGATGGTTCATTGGATACAACGTCAACAATCATGCAGAACTTGCAGCTCATGTCTGCTTGCTGTGACTGTTTGATTAAATACAACGAAATTACAGGCAAATGGGGTGTGATTGTTCAGACGCCTACTGTTGTTCCAGTCATGGACATAAACAACAGCAACATGGTATCTGCTATCACAATCAGCCCAATTGATATTGCATCAAGCTATAACATCGCAGAAGTAAAGTTCCCTGACGGAACGGCCAAGGATTCGTTCAACTCTGCTGTGTTTGACTTGGCGGTGATTGACCCTGCTTTGCTTTACCCAAATGAGCCTGTCAACAAGCAAACAATCAGCTTGCCATTGGTGAACAATAGTGTTCGCGCTCAATATTTGGCGACTCGCTTTTTGAAGGCTGCGCGCGAAGACTTGCAAGTTCAAGTGGATGTGAACTATGAGGGTTTGCAGCTTGAAGCTGGCGATGTTGTTACAGTTACAAACTCCAATTACGGCTGGACAGCCAAACAATTTCGCATCAATAAAGTCACAGAAAAATTTGGTGATGATGGCTCCATCACAGCATCTTTGAATTTGATGGAGTTCAATCCATCCGTCTATGACGACACAAGCATTACCGAATTTACTCCAGCGCCAAACACAGGCATTGGCGACCCGTTGTTCTTTGGCACGTTGTACGCGCCAACGGTTACATCTTTGCAGCCAAGTATTACTAATCCTTCGTTTGGATTGAATGTTACTGCTGCATCTTCTGGAATTGTTCAATATGCAGAAGTTTGGTATTCGGCATTCTCAACACCAACCGACGACCAACGTATTTTTGCTGGCACAACTGTGGTGAACCCCGGTGGCAACCCGTTCACTCCAGATGCAAGCATGGGGACTGTGACCCTCTCCAATATCCCAAGTGGTGATTGGTATTTTGCTGTTCGCATGGTCAACGCACTTGGCTCAAGCATCTTTTCGCCTTCGTCATCTGTATTGCGTTGGAGGCCAACTACGTTCCAATATGAGGAACGCTATTTGACGATTGCTTATGCCGACGACCTGAGTGGCACAAACATTTCAAGCAGTCCACGCAACAAAGATTACTACGGCTTGAAGAATGCCTCGACCTACGGCTACGATTCAAACCCTGCGAACTACACATGGTATTTGGCGCAGCCTGTATTTGGTACAAACGTCTATCTGCTCTATTCAAATCGTACAGGTCGCAAGTTTAGTTTTGCTTCTGGCTTTGCTGGCTATGCTGCTGGAACGGCTCAGTTCGTTCCTACTGCAACTGGCACATACGACCCATCTGTATGGCAAGCCTTGGAGGATGGAACCAACTACATTGACTTGGATGTTCGAACAGGTCAATTGATTGAGACTGGAACAACAAGCATTGGAGCTGGCGAGATTGCCATTACAAATAACGCTGACGGCAAAGTTGTTGCATCGTTGGCTCAATTGCTTGATTTTGGTACTGGCGTTCAAACCTTGACAGGTTCCGCTTCGACTGTGACCATTGACATCTATGGTCGTGTGCTTGGCTTCTCAACACCTGATGGCTTTTACTACACTCGCTATGCGACTGTAGCAACTGGTGGACAGACTGTGTTCACTCCGACTGCTCGACAAGCCAATTACATTGTCGGCATGGACTTGGTTTTCCGTAATGGAATCTTACTTGACCAATCAGAGTACACAGAAAACAGCACAACCGTTACGCTTGGCACTGGCGCGGTCGTTGGCGACCAAATCGTAATCATTTCCATGAGGGCCATTTCTCAGGGTATTGCTTATGTGAGTCAATTCTTGACCGTATCAACCGTAGCAAGTGCTGTTGTAACTTACAACTCTGGAACGTTGCCGTATCAATCTATTGTTGCTGGTGACATTCATACTTTTACAACATCTGGAACTCCAACTCAATACACGGTGTCTGCTTGGAATCCCGCCACAAGGCAAATTACTTACACGACTACCGTTACTGGTGTAACTGCTGGCGCTACGATTTATCAATATCGTTCCTCTGGCATGAGCTATCGCCCATTCAGTCGATTCACAGCCACATTGTCAAGCGCAAGCAGTTACACCCCAACAACTTGGGCTTTGCATAGCGGGTACGAAAAGATTTTCCTGAATGGAGCATCTGTTAACGACCAAGACTATGACATTTCTGGCGGTTCAATCAATAACTTCCCTGCTACGGCAAGTGGCTTGTTGACTGTGATTCAGTTCAATGACAACAACCAAACTGTGCCAATCGGAAATCAGACAAGTACCACAATTAACACAATTGTTGGAACATCAATCTACAACTACAATTTCAATGCTGATGCGTTTGAGTTGTATAACAATGGGTCGCTGCAAATCTTGACAGGCGACTACACATTGGGTTCAACGTCATACACTTTGACAACAACTCCAACGTCGAACCTCAACATTTTGCAACAAACAACATACTCACGGACAGGAGCCGCTTAACATGACACAAGCCTTCAATTTGGCGTTGCACGCTAATTTCTTGAATTCCTCTGGTCAATTAAATGCCGACACAGGCATTTACAACACAGTTAACGTGGCAAACGGCGGGACAAACCTTTCTGCAACGCCGACAAACGGACAGCTTTTGATTGGCAACGGCAGCGGTTATACGCTTGCAACATTGACCGCTGGTTCAAATATTGCCATTACCAATTCTGCTGGCGGAATTTCAATTGCCTCAACTGTTACTTCTGGCGGTGGGCGTGGTCAAACTTTTACGGCAAATGGAACATTTACCATTCCTTCTGGCGTTACTTCTCTCAAAGTCACTGTTGTTGGTGGCGGCGGCGGTAGTGGCGGGGTTGTTGACTCCGCTTCTGGTGGCGGCGGTGGTGGAGGAGCCGCAATTAAATATTTGACAGGCCTTACTCCCGGAAACACTTTGACAGTCACGCGAGGCGCAGGAGGAACTGCTGGCACAGCTGGCTCTGGCAATGGTGGGACTGGCGGAACATCTTCTGTTTCTTCTGGGACGCAATCTATTACCACTATTTCGGCAACAGGTGGAGCTGGCTCCGTTGCTGGGGCTACCTCAAGCATTCGTTCTGGCGGAGCTGGCGGAACTGGCTCTGGTGGAGATTTAAACATGAAGGGCGGCGGAGGTGGTTATGGTTGGTCTTATACAAGTGAAACTGCAAATATTAAAGGTGGCGGAAATGGTGGCAGCTCTATTTTAGGGGGCGGTAGCCAAGGTATTTCCAATACTCAAATCGGCGTTGCTGGTGGTGTATATGGTGGCGGCGCAAGTGGTTCAGCTTATGTTTCTGGCGCTGGCACTGGCACTGGAGCGGCTGGTGCTGTTGGTTGTGTGATATTTGAATGGTGATGAACATGAAAGCTCTTATCTCAAGCATTGAGCCTGTAAAAACAGGTTTCCGAGTTGCTCAAGTTGAGCCTGATGCAAATATTTTTCCTGTTGCCGAAGGTTTATTTTGGGTTTCATGTTCAAATGATGTGGTTGCAGACCAATTCTGGTTTGACCCATCTGATGAAACAATAAAACCTGTTCAAGAAGTGATTGAGAGCGTTTAATCATGGCAGTCCCATACGCTAGAGATAGGTCAATCTTCCGTTCTTCCTACAACGCCAACGTAGGAACAACGGAGGCTACCATTTGGCCGAAAAACACAGCGTATGCGTTTCCATCATCGGCAGGCTACATGATGCTTTACAGCTCGTCTGTTGCCGACACAAGTCAACTTGTTTTGATTGACGGTCTTGATGTTGACTACAACGAGATTTCAGAAGTTCTGATGCTCAATGGTCAAACTGGTCGTCAAACAACACTTGAATATCTCCGCATTAACACAATGACTGTGCTTACGGACAGTCCTCAAGGTAACATTTCTCTTGGAACAGGCGTTGCCACTGCTGGTGTCCCTGCCAACACATACGCATACATCCATGCTGGCGACAACATAACCAATGCAGCCGTCTACACGGTTCCTGCTGGTTATACTCTTCGCTTGGCTTCTGGCTCAATCTCTGCTGGTGGCTCCACTGGCTCTCAGGTTGTTACGGCAAAGTTCCGAAGTCGAATCAATGGCGTGACATATCTCACGGCCAACATTTCGCTTGCCAACAACTACCAATTCTTTCCCTATAACCCTCCTCTTGACCTTCCAGAGAAGACGGACGTTTACAACAACGTTTCGACAAGTTCAAATACGTCATCCGTATCTGCAACCTTCAATGGATGGTTAGTCAAAAACAACATCGTTCGGAACTGACATGGACAATCAGCAACTTTTCAACATCGTCGTCAGCGTAGCCGCTTTTTTTGCCGTGTACGTCATCAATAACTTCACACGCCAAATTCAAAAGCTGGAAGACCGAGTGAACTCATTGCCGCATGACTATGTTCAAAAGGACGACTATCGTTCCGACATCAAAGAGCTGAAAGAAATGGTCAAGCAGATTTTCGACAAGCTCGACCAAAAGCAAGACAAGTGAAGTGCTTGACCCAATCACAATTGGGTTAGCTATCAAGGCAATGCAGGGTGCTTTCAGCGGCATCCAATACTGTTGCGAGGCTTTGTCTGATGGCAAAGTCCAAGTCCAAAAAATCAAGAAAGCCGCAGAGGATGCCCAAGCCATCGTAAAAGAGGTCAAGGGCATTTGGGCGTTGATTAGCGGAGTCTTTAAATCAAAGCAGACTCCGCAACCGACCTTGCAGAGTCCAGAGTCTCCTCAACAGAAATCAAAGCCCAAGGAAGTGTTTGTCAAGCACATCCCAACCGAAGCCGAGATTGTTGAACAGTTCATAAAGCACGTTGGCGACTTCTATCATCACCATCGCGAACTGTCGGAGCTGTACGACACCAAATCCGAGGAGGTCTATGCAATGGATAGACCAGACCCAAGAGACATCCTTTTGCTATCCCAAATCAGGCACGAGCTTGATGGCGCGTATATGAAGCTCAGTGGGATGATGAGAGGTATGCACGTTCCACCGCAGCTTGGCCCATTGTGGGACAACTTTAACAAGATATACGAAAATGCTAAGGATAAGCAGGCGGCTCGTCGTGAGCGCGAACGTATCAGGAAGCAACAGGATTCATGGCTACGCGAGGAGGAGCATCTGGAAAGGGTAGAGCTGGCAGCGGCAGTGTTTCTGACGCTTCTATTCGTTCTGGAGCTGTGGGCCGTATGGATAAACTCATTTACAGATTGATTGTTGGGTTGGCTTGTCTGATATTGGCAATAGTCCTTATCGTCACTCCAATCGTCACCAGAATGTTCATTGACATGGATAGGCGTGAAAAGCGAATAATCGAAGCCGAAAAACGAATACAGAAAAAGATAGAACAGCTTGAACAACCTGAATTACCGAAAGGCGAATGATGCTATCTTTATTTTCTACACTTGGCGGCTTACTGCTGTCCATGCTCCCAAAACTGATTGACCTATTCCAAAGCAAAGCAGACCAAAAGCACGAAGCTGAGTTGGCTCGTATTCAAACAGAGCGTGAACTTGCTCTAGCTGCCGCTGGCTTTGCCGCTCAAGCCAAGGTTGAAGAACTACGAACCGACCAAGTTTCCATTCAGGCTGATGCCGCAATGACTCAAGCAGCTTATCAGCATGAAGCAAAGGTGTTGGAGAAGGCGGCAGGGTGGGTTTCAACTTACGTTGGCACTGTGCGTCCAACCATCACATATTTGTTCGTCCTAGAGCTTGTATTCATCAATGCTGGCCTTGGCTATTATGTGTGGACACATCCAGAGATGATTAAAACCGTTGATGACTTGGTGAGAATCGGTAATGAGATTTTCAGCGAAGATGAGATGGCTATGCTTGGCGGCATCATTGGCTATTGGTTCGGTTCTCGCGGTAACAGCAAGAAATGAAGACCAGTGACAAGGGCATCGAGCTGATGCACAAGTTTGAGGGCTATCGTGACAAGCCCTATCAGTGCAGCGCCGCCATGTGGACGATTGGGTGGGGTCATGTGATTTACCAAGACCAAATCAAATACCCCATCGTTCGCAAGGAAGGCTACACAGGGATGCTCAGACCCGAGTACCCTTTAAAACCAGAAGACAACAGAGTGTGGAGCAAAGATGAACTCAAAGAGATATTCAGAAAGGACATCCGAAGTTTTGAATCTGGTGTTCTTAGACTTGCTCCCAATTTGGTTGGTCGTCAAGGTGCTTTCGACGCTTGCGTTGCGTTTTCCTTCAATGTCGGATTGGGGAATTTTCAGCGGTCTACTATTCGAATGAAAATTGGTAGAGGCGAGTGGGAAGCTGCTTCCCAAGCCTTTATGAGTTGGACTAAAGCTGGCGGGAAAGAGCTGCGTGGCCTTGTGCTTCGCCGCACTGCTGAACGCAAGCTCTTTGATGCATCTATCGAGAAAGATAGCTGACGGCAATCAAGAATGCTGTTACCGCAATGATGGCAACAGCAAAGATGAATGCGACTAGGTTAATGACGTTTTCCAATTAGATGCTCCTTTGCTTCGCCAAGTGTTTCAAAGTATTCATCACAGACCTTGCAACGCCACAAGATTTGCCTTGTGACTTTTGCAAGGTTCTGTTCTCTACCCTGATAGCCGCTGAGAACCCTTGAGTCGCCCCGTAGCGACATCACGCTCTCTAAGTTTGATGGCAACCTTGCATTTGTTTTCATTTGTCTTTGGTGGCGGCTTCGGTTTTTGTTTTTTCTTCTGCTCCTGTTTGGGCCAAGGTGCATTCGGCGCTAGTACGGTCTTGAATACGGTCAAATTCTTCATCTTCTTCTTTTGTCCATTGAATGTTGTCATAGCCACTTGACCATTTTTTTTGGTCTGTTGGTCGTTGTGTTGAGCCTTTTCCGCCGTCACTCATATAACCTCCGCTGATTTGAGTTTGCCTGTATTTCCGTCAAATGTAAGTCTTACATTTGGGTCGCCAAATAAGATTTGATTCATGCAGTGCATCTTTACGTTCCAATGCACACAAGACTTAAAAACAACGTCAGGCTGCGGTTCTGGCTTGATGCGGTATTCCGTTGTTTCTCTCCAGTACGGATTTACCGCTTCAACGTCAATCCATTGTTTAGTGGTCTTGCTCCAGTATTCAATCAAAGCGCCATCTGCCCAAGCCTTGATGAGTTCTGCGTGTTTATGAGGTTTCATTTCTTTACGCCTTTTGGCATCCCTGCTCTTGCATAGACATAAAAATCTGTGTTTTCCAATGATGGCTGCTTAGAGCGAGACAAAGCGCCAAACTTTTGACCGTTGGCTTTTTGTCCAGATTCTTTGCGAAGCGTGGACATGAACTCTGGCATATAGGTTTCAACGTAGGCTGGATGGAATGCGTTGATGCTCATAGCAGCTCCCATCCAAACACAACTGACAACCAAAGAATCTTGCATAGCAATCCAAGGCCAACAAGAAATAGCGCCGTCAACATGACGCTTGTTACAAGGTCTAAAAATGTTTTCACCAGAAAATCCAATCGAAAAAAATTGCTGCGGCTACGAGTGCAAAAAGAATGTGTATATCGGTTATTGACATTTCATAATCCTCTGCTGACGACCTGACTTTCCTACTCGCGTACCCTCTATCTTGATGAGATTCTTTTCCAGAAGTGCTTTGTATCTCGCTGTTACGCTTGAATAGGGGAGCGTGGGGAAAAGTTCTAGAACTTGGTCGCTTATACATCCGTTGTCTCCAAATGATTTGATGGCTTCATAGACCATCTTTTCTGTTTTTGTTGTGTCTATTTTTTCTGCTGCTTCAAATGATGTCTGTGGGTCGTTTTTGCGAAATAGTCTTGCGATGTGTGTTCCAAATTTAATCATGTGATGTCCTGTTGTGTCTTATAGGTGGGGGTACTCGCTGCACTGCCGCGCCTAAACTTACTGGCATAGCGCCACAGCATCCGCTTTCCCCCCGTGAAACTTACTTAGTTTCTTCCAGTTCCATTTGGTCTGGAGATTTTGCATTCTCAACCGAGCAACCTTTGCTGATTGCTTCAACCAAATCATCCTGTGTTGCCACACGGAGAGTCAGCATTGAGTTTGCAACATGAGACAAAGCCTGTGAACGAACACTTGCCTTGACCAAGCGAATGTCGCCGCTTGGAGTGCCAACGAGGTAGATGCGCTGTGTTGCCATGATTACACCCCGCAGCCACAAACTTGCTTACCATTCATGCCAATGTAGCAACGATATGGGGCGTATTGAGGGCAGGAGGCGGCGGCAATGCCAGAAGCGACCAAGAGAGCGATAGCGATGAGCTTTTTCATGTGATGTCCTATTTGATGGTTAAACGGTCTTTGCGAATAATTTGAGCGCCGCCAATTGCTTCGCCTGCCAAGATTGCATTTTTAATCTTGGTCTTGCTTGGCTCTGGTGGCTTCGGGTCATTGCAAAGCTCTGGTGGAAAGGTTGCCCCTTCGTCAATCTCAACCGATTCATCTCGGCCAACATACAGCTTCACTTCAAAGGAGCCATCATCGGCTTTAATCTCTGTGATGCCTGAGACTTTCATGTTGTCAGCAAGGTACTCACGAAGGCGCTTGGCCTTGTTTTCCCTTGATGTTTGGAGAGCCTTGATACGCTTGATGGCGCTCTTGGCTTGTTCAGCTTCCGACTCGGTGTTCAACACATAGGCCGCAACCTGTGTGATTTTGCTGCCGAGTTGGACGCGAAATTCCTCAAACTCAGGCTTGGCTACGCCGTCCTCGTCGAACAGCTCGTCAAGTTGATTGCGGAACACATGGCTAAGTTGATAGAGGGATGTCATTTAGAACCCTTCGCGTGGCATTGCTGCCAATTCTGCGTACTGTGGAGACTTCTTGATGGTGTCAGACAACCACTCTGGCAAAGTTTCAAACACTTGCCAATCAGGTTCATCCAAGTTGAATGTCACAACTTCATGGTCTGGTTGCGGCTTGGAGTTCTTGAGGGCGGATGGCAAAGGAGTGATGGCGGAGATGTTGGTGTACGTCTTTCCGTCTTTTTCGCTGGTCGTAATGTTCAACATACAGTAAACATTCAAGATGTTTGTGATGTCGAAGCCTTCCAACTCCTCTGGTGAGAAATCACGGCCACGCCAAGAGGTCAAATCCTTGCGTAGACCAGCCTTTTCGTTGAGGGATAGGGTGTAGGTCTTCCCAATGGTCATTTGACGCTGTACGCCGTCAATTTCGACCGTCAGGGGTGCGCCTGTTTCATCTTCTCCGAACACTTCCCAACCCAAACGGATTTTGTGTTGAACGGATTGACCAAACTTTCCATCTGACAACTGTTCGCCCATGTCCACCAAGAGGTAGCAACGAGCAACGTGAGAGCCAACTGGAATGCGTTTGAAGTCAGCATTACCTTTGTCTTTTGCAATAAATCCCATTTTCTTCTTTCGTTTAAAAACCGCAATTACAGGTCTGCGGAATGACCTTTTTTCATCTGTTCAATCAATTCGCGTTGGCGGTACATGATTTCTTCGGTGTCTTCAAGGAGGTGGCAGAGCTGTCTGATGGTTGTCTCAAGGTAGCCAACATGGAACCAAGCCTTTGCCAAGCTGTCTTGAGAGTGAAACTCTGCCGCCAACTTTGCTTTGTCAATCAAGATTTGGGCATCCATGTTACCCCCAAATCTTGAAGAAAAGGTAGCCAGCAAAGAAGGCAAGAGCCATGTAGCCCCAAAATTCTGTCTCAATTTCTTTGGGAGTGTGGGGTTCAAACCACACTGAACGCTCAAGCATGGCATTGTGTTCAACAGTGTTGGGGAATGCCTCGTCCATTGTGCGTGGATATGTGCGTCTGCTTTTTTCATGCTTGGATTATAGTTGATTTCTCTATACTGGTATAGACCCTTCAACTTAGTCGGGATTACTTTACTCGACTGTTTAG